TCTAAAATTGACACGCCACCGATTGGCATGTATCCATTCTCGATAAAGTCATTGACTGAATTTTGTGTGCGCTCTGCTGTCCGTTCTTCTACTACTATGTAAATTGGTTTTTTAGTCATTTTGTTTAGTCTCCAAACTATTCAAATAAGCCGACAGCATTGTGACTGTCGAGTGTCTCGGGTCTTCACCCTTCATGAATTTATATAGCACGTGATAGTTAACTCCGCTACTTTTTGCGACAGCCGTGTAATTTGAATCTTTTAATTTGCGGCGTATTTCTTCTGCTGATAAAAACATTTCTTTCCCCTTCGTTAAAATAATTGAAAAACAGGTTGCACAATAACACAAGATAGTTCATAATGCAATTTCTTGATTAAATTGTTTAGGGAGATAAGAATGTATCAAATAATAAGTAAGGTTTTGAAGTGGGCTGATGATAGAAATTTAATTGAAGGTGGGTGTCCAAAATCACAGATGCTTAAATGCGTTTCTGAAGTCGGTGAATTGGCCGACAATGTAAATAAACAGAATGACATAAGCGATGACATCGGGGATGTTTTGGTTACCCTGACAATATTATCAGCGCAGCATGGCTTGACTTTAGAGGAATGTCTTGAAGTAGCATATGAAGATATTAAAGATCGCAAAGGCGTCATGCTTGACGGTGTATTTATAAAAGATACAGATCCTTCTTTTGAAGGCGCAATGGCTGTTATTGCTGCACGCCGTGTACATATGGAGCAATAGAGCATGCCTGAAGAACCATACGAAAGATACATAGCAGCTTTCAGAACCCTGATTGAAAATCATGGCTCACAGAATGCGATATATGCTCTCGAACAAGCTTTTCGATTAGAGAGTGAAGACCCATCGCATACAGCAAGTGAGAACAAGACTCTTTGTGCTATTGCTGATGAATTAGAGAAACTTTATTATGGGATTGAAAAATTATGAGCAATTTACCAGCGTTACAAATCAATGAAGAAGAAATATTTAAGGTATTGAGTAACTCTCTTTACGTTGGCGCGCAGCCGGAATCCATCAAGATGGTTTTAAGTTACTGCAAAGCGTCTGGGTTAGACCCCATGCTTAAACCTGTACACATCGTTCCAATGTATTGCGCTACAGGCAAGAAGGATGGCAAAGGATACGATATTAAAGCTATGCGTGATGTAATTATGCCAGGGATTGGCTTGTACAGAATACAAGCTTCAAGCTCAAAGCAATACGCCGGGGCATCAGAACCAGAATTCGGTGAAGATGTAACGGAAGAAATTGAAGGAGCAAAAATCACTTATCCAAAATGGTGTAAAGTTACAGTAAAGCGTCAGCTTGAATCAGGTGTTATAGCTGAGTTTTCATCAGTTGAATTCTGGAAAGAAAATTACGCAACAAAAAGCCGTGATTCAAAAATACCAAATGCAATGTGGGGAAAACGACCTTACGGTCAAATAGCAAAATGTGCTGAAGCACAGGCATTAAGAAAAGCATTTCCTGAGTTTGGTTCTCAGCCAACAGCGGATGAAATGGAAGGGAAAGAAATTGATATAACACCAGACGATTCAAAAAAGGTTGATTATGTCAATGATATACAGGCCGAAACGCTTTATGATAAGTGCGTCGAACTTGTTGTAGATATACCTGCATTTTGCGCTTATTTGGGAGTATCTAGCTTAGATACAATACCTGGTAATTTATATCAAACAGCTATGCACGCTCTTGAAGAAAAAGCAGCAAAGCTTGAAAGAATGGCAAAAAAAGATGAATCCGCAGGGAAGTGACGGCTGGCTATATGATCGACTTGGGCACATGACTAGCTCTGGCGCCATTGATGCAATAAACTTCCTTAAAAATGGAAATGAATCTGTTGCAAGGAAGAAATACAAAGTTCAAGTTGTCACAGAAAGGTTAACCGGAATTCCGAGGGACTCATATTTAGATAGACTGAGAATAATTAAATGGGGTAAAGAGCAAGAAGAAAACGCAAGACTTGCTTATGAATTCGTAACAGGAAACAAAGTTAAAGAAGTTGGTTTTATTAAACACCATTCTATTGATAATTTAGGAGCGTCTCCAGACGGACTTATTTTAAGTGATGGATTGGTAGAATTTAAATGTCCTGAATCTACTACTCACGTTGATTATATATTGTCTGGAATTGTTCCTGATGAATATATACCTCAAATGATAGATCAGTTATTAGTAACCGAACGAGACTGGTGCGACTTTGTAAGCTACGATCCAAGACTTGATATTAACAACAGGATTTTTATTGTTAGATTCAAACCTACAACTCAAGAAATAATCGACTTTGAAAAAAAGGCAAAGGATTTCTTGAGTGAAACTAATGAGCTATTTTTAAGATTGAAAACAGGTAACAAGAAAAGCGTACAAAAAGTTGAAGCTACAAAACCAGCAATCCCTACTCACGAAAACTACGAAGGATTTTAAAATGAATGAATTAATTGTAATACCTAAAGAAACGGCGCTTGAAGTTTTTACACAAACAAACGGCCTGGATTCGTACATCAGACAAATTGAAGATGAAGTGAATTCATTTGTGCCAGATATCAGCACGGCTAAATCACGTGCAGAAATAGCCAGCAAAGCTGCTAAGGTTGTAAGGATAAAAACTCAAATCGATGGTATAGGAAAAGAATTAGTCGATAGGCTGAAAGAACAGCCAAAGCTTGTCGATGCTGAACGCAAGCGTATGCGTGATAAATTAGATGCTCTGAAAGATCGGGTTAGAAAGCCGTTGACTGAATGGGAAAATGCTGAAAAATCGCGTATAGCTGAAATTAAATCTGTGCTGGAAATTATGAAACAGATTCCTGATGCTGGATTTGGATCTGTTGCTATTGCATCGCACCTTAAAAGATTGAAAAGCACGGTTATTGCCAAAGAGCGTTTTATGGAATTTACCGAAGATGCGGCAGTTATTAAAGATGAATATGTTGAGCGTTGCGAAAGATTGCTTGCTCAAGTTGAGAAACACGAAGAAGAACAAAAAGAACTTAAAAGATTGCGCTCTGAAAAAGTAGCAAGAGAACAAAAAGAACGCGAAGAAAAGCTTGTGAAAGAAGCTGAAGAACGTGGGAAGCGCGAAGCAGAAGAAGCAGCAAAACGAGAAATTGAAAAAGTACAAGCTGCTGCATTTGCTGCACAAGAAAAAGTAAGGATTGAAGCGGAAGAAAAAGAACGCTCAAGATTAGCTGAAGAAGCGAAAAAAGAAGCTGATAGATTAGAGAAAGAACGCGCAGCAAAAGAACTTGAGTATCAAAGAGAACAGCAGAAACTAAGAGACGAAGCTTTGAAAGAAGCCGAAGAAAAACGACTCGCACAAGAAGAAGCTGCAAGAATAGCAAATGAAGATCACAGAAAGAAAATAATACTAGACGCTGCTGAGTCACTTATTTATGAAGGCATAGACGAAGTTACCGCAACAGCAATAATTGATTTAATACTTGATGGAAAGGTTAAGCATGTATCAATCAAATTCTAACGGACCATCCTGGATGATAAGCTTGGGATTATTTCCAGTGCCAAAGGTAAACACAGAACCGGCTTATGTAAACTTGGGGTTTACTGAGGTACAGAAAGCGCCAATCAGAAAAGAAAGAGAGGCGGAAGTTAAGAAAGCGTCACGCGCAGAAGGCAGGGTAATGCGTCAGAAAATGATGGATGAACTTTGCATTTTGCTAAAAACACAGGATATTCAATGTCGTCATGAGGCGTATCAGATAATGGAAGAAGAAGGATTTCTTCCGATTGTTGCTCAAGAGCGCGTCATGGGGTTTGCAAGATTCAAAGACTACTATACTGAAGCCAGGAGACTGTGCGGTATTAGCTCATTCACTGGGTCCAAGACTGAGTACATCTTGAAACATCATAAGACCATGAGCAAAGAACAAATAGCGGAAAATATCGGCTGTAAAGTCCACTATGTATCACATGTAATTTATCGTTCAAAACACACAAGGAGCAAGAAAAATGGCAAGTCTGAATCAGTGTAATTTCATAGGCCGTGTTGGAAGAGATCCAGAAACAAGGTATTCGCAATCAGGGGACGCAATAACAAATATTACTTTAGCTGTTGATGATTCATATAAGGATAAGTCTGGGGCGAAGGTTGATAAGTGCGAGTGGGTTAACGTTACTTTTTACCGAAAGCTTGCCGAAATTGCCGGGGAATATTTGGTTAAAGGGAGTCTTGTTTACGTTTCTGGCAAGATTGAAACAAGAAAATACACAGATAAAAACGGCGTAGAAAAATACTCCACATCAATCATCGCAAACAGTATGCAAATGCTAGGCAGCAAACAAGGCAATTCAGATCAAAGAGAATCATTTGAAAATAACCCATCTACAGCAAACGAGAGATCGAAAGCTAGGTCATCTAATGCTAGCAGTTCTTATGATATGGATGACGACATTCCTTTTTGATAACTTATTGATTTGTAAGGGCGATCGTAATGAGCGCACTAAAAGAACAAATACAAACCGCTATTCATTGGGCAGATCGGTGCAAAGATATACTCAGCAAAGATGTTATCGAGACTGATGAGCGCGTAGAGCTTGAAACTTTATGCGCTATAGCGATTGAGCTTATCAAGTCAGCATCGCCTAGCAAATTGAGAGAAACTGGGCGAATTGTTGAGCTAAGAAATCTAGCGAAGAAAATTAAAAGTTAATTATTACACTTTACCTATTGCATTATTCATAAGACAATATTATAATTAACTATCAATTAAACATTGGGAGATGGAAATGGAAGGAATAAGCAAGGAGGAATTAATCAGAGTAAAAGAAAATATGCCGGACGGCACAAGTAAACTGTTCGTGCACACCTTAATTAGGATGTGCAAAGAACTGCCAGACCAGCAATGGCAAACTATAGATGAGTTTAAGGCTAATCCTTCATACGGACTGTGTTTTGTTTCTATAGGAATTTCAAGATTGATTATTGATTTATTTTATCGTAATACTGATTTCTATGTTTCTGGTAATAGCGATATTATATTTAAAAGTTCCGATGCTATCACCGACGTAATGCCAATCAAAACACCGGAGGCTCCGAAATGAAAATAAGCGAACTCATGAAAGAATTAAAGAAGATGCAAGAAAATGTGGGTGATGTTGAAGTTACTTGTACCGCCTCTTTACTTCCAGACGGTTATGGAGGTGTAATTCCTGATGTATTCGAATCTACAGTTGAGAATTTAAGATTAGAAGCAAACGTTGCTTTTAGAACTCACGTTAGAATTTATATGTAATTAAGGATAAATTATGAACCAAATATTCAACCAAGACATGAAGAACTACAAAGCGCAAGACGGCGCTTATTTAACTAAGACCATACTTTGGCTTGTGATCGCAATAATATTCGCAGTAATAGCGTATACAAGCAATCAGCAGTATGAAGAATGCTTGGCAGGAAGTCAGTCTGTTGCGTTGTGTGGTGGAGGTAATACGAAATGAGAAAGCCTATAAGCGTGTCAGTAACAGAATGTGGTTTGATTGTTATTTGTGATGATGGATCAATATGGGAACTTTTCCAAAACAAATGGCAGAGGATTAAAGACATACCACAAGATGATTTAAATGATACTGAAAAAGACTTGCCCCAAATGCTAATTAAACAGAATTAAAAGGTAGGCGGCTAATTCCTTGTATTGAAAAAAGCCAGATCCCATGACGCTGGCTAGATTGCCGATGATGTTGGTTTATTTGTGCCCTTAATAGTTACAGCACTTTTAACCGAACCAAAAACACCCGTGCCGCTGTAAATCATAGCCGGGAAATCATCGGAAGTCATGGTTTTACTAACTTTGGAGAATATTATGTGTACAGGAAATAAATTAAGACGCGCAAGCGATCAAGTGTTGATTAAGCGCAACGAAGAAAGAGCGAAATTGATTCACTTAATAAAAGGTTTTGCTCAGGCTATTGAAGCAACAAAGGCAGCAGAAGCCGAATCTAAACGATGTGCTGATAGATGTATGCGCCTGACAAAAAATGCTGATATTGCTAATTTGCGGATGATCTTTACATCTATTGGATTCGTTATTTCTGTTGGTTTTTTGGTGTACGTGATATGAAAACCCAAGCGATTGAAGTTGAAGGATTGCCGGAAGGCTTTGAAGTTAATACTATCTCTATAAATGCTAAGGAGAAGGTTTCTCAGTGTTTCAATACTGTTCAAGCAACAATACATTTAAAAAAAATCCAGCCTCGCGAGTTAAGGTTTGTGGAAATTACCGATCACTCGGATATAAAGATTTCTGATCGTAAAATAGATGGCATTTGGTTTCGAGAAGTAAATGAAACTAACGAAGATCTTTATTTAAGTTTAACTAAAAAGGATATGTTAGAACTTATAGAACATATAAAACTTGGCGGACAACTAAATCATAAGATTGCTGAATTTATTAATTATGAACAGCCAGAGCCTAAATTAAGTTTTAGTATTGATGAATGCAAATATATTTTAGGTAAGTTCCAGGGATCTGTAACATTAAGTGTATACGATAGGTTACACAAATTCATAGAGGAAAACTCATGAGATATTTTAGCGCAATAGTGTGTGGTTATGGGATTTGTTTATTAGTACTATATTTACAAGGTGGGATAATATTATGACTGAATGGAATAAATATAATGGATCGCCATGTCAAATTGATTTTATAACACAAAGTAAAACAGACATAGCTTATATTCTTGGGGATGAACAGTACAGTATGCCACCTTGTCGTGATAGGCATGTCGTAAAGAATGTTTTACGGGCTGCGTCTCACTACCTAATATGTAACCCACACCCACTAGCAGACATGATCCACCTGCAAGCACTGACAGGTCAGCCGGTTTTTGTAAAAGTTGATAGAGACTCGTGTGAAAATAAAATTAATATGATTTATGTAACAACCACACCAGACTGGAACATTCCAGGAGCGGAGTATTCTTTTTCTTCTTTTGAAAAAGAAATTGAGTTTAAGGAGTAAGTATGCAAAGACGACAAGCAATAGCAGATATTTACAAGAAGCATAAATCATGCAAATAACCTGGACTAACTGCGCCGAGCAGATGCCGCCTGATGATGGTGATTTCGGATTGATTTTACGGGATAGCGTAGGCACTAGCAGAACTACAGGGAGTTATGTTCATTACGATTATGGTGTTGTCATAGACCTTGATGCCGAATGGACTGAATTCACCAAAGAAAAATGGGAGGAGTTAAATGACATACACACCAGTATGGAAACGAAGCCCTAATAAATTTATTCGATATGAAGATAGGTCATTTACTTTACCACCTAACGCTTATGGGATAGTTAAGCATGGAGTTGAAACGGTTGCTGTATTCAACGATAAGAAGGGTAATCAACAAAAAATGGAAGCTTTCGTAAAGTGGATAGATAAATGACCATAGCACTAACCATATTTTTCACAGCACACTACGCAATGATGGTGCATTTTATTGATGCAGTGATTGAATTAACTCAGGAGGATTATTGAGATGACTGAAGGAATAAGCAAGGAAAGACTGATTGGATTAATGGAAAATCCTAACTGTGATAGTTTAGATTATGCGATTTATGATTATCTTTTGAGTCTATGCACAGAACTCGACCCATGGCTACCGATTGATGCGAATACGCCGAAGGATAAGCCGATACATCTATTCTATCCATACAATAACAGGCAATTGATTTACCAATATAAAGAACAGAATTGGTGGGGATTATATGTTGAATTTGATTACCAGCACCCAACCCACTACAAACTATTACCGGAAGATCCGAAATGACACCACAAGAATTACACAGGTTGTGCGCCGATTCAATAGCAGAAGGTTATGACGGAATAAACTTGGTTTTCGATAAAGTACCTAAATCCTTTCCGCGCGGTGAACTTCTTTGCGAAACACCAAGAGGAAAAGTATACAGGCATTCTGCACTCAAAGTTCTTGCATGGATGCAAAAGAATGATTTAATACCGAAAGATAATCAAACAGTATAAATTTTCTTCTTCTTAGTCGCAAAAGCATTGCCGAACTTTTGAACCATAAAGAAGAAGAAGTTGGCAATCCATACCGGAGTCCCATTTGATATAGCAATATCTCTCAATTCTTCATTAGCTTGTTGAAAGAATGCTATATCAAGTTGTCCTTCTTGCATTAACTGGAATAACACGTCATGAACTAGGATGGCTAGACGCATACAGTCAAGATTAACTCCACCAGTTGCACCATCATAAGCGTATCTGTTATAAATCCACAATCCGCCGTCCGTGCCCAAAGATACATAACCAGGAATTTCTGCCGCTTGTTTTGGCCTTAGTTTTGTTTGTACAAATACATCTTCTTTGATCTGTATTTTGTACCCGTCAGAATATTTTAGTGTGTAACATTTTGTAGATTTCATTTTAACCTTTTAAGCCTGAAAGTAAAATAACGTAAATTATATGTTACTTTACAACAGCAACTTGTCGAATAAATCCAGAAGCAATCAAAGATAATTCAGCCATCCTTGCCACCTCTAATCTTTGATCGATTTCTTCAGGCGATACTTCGCAGATAACGCTTCCAGTTCCTCCAACACCACTTTGGGAAATTCCGGTTTCTCTGCTGCCGGTACTGTGATTACTTTGCGCGGCTGAAGTTCTTTGTCTAAGCTTCCGCAGCTCACTAGCAGCAGCATCACGCTGATACTGAGTAGTTTTGATAGTCTCGCTTGCATGTGTTAGCACTCCTATGTAGATTTTCTCATGCTTTGCTTTAAGAGCGGCGTTTTCTGCTCTTGCTTCAGCCAGTAAAATATCTGACTGTTCCTTCTCGTTCTGGTTACGCTCTTCAAGCTGCCGCATGTCTTTTTCATGTTGTTCTGTGGCTCCAGTGTGTTTGATGTAATAGTACCCACCAACGATAACGCCAATCAATGCCAGAACGCCTAGAATCTGCATTCCGTATTTTGCTGCAATACTTGCTAAAATTCCCATATTAACACCCGTAATAATCAGCCGGAGTATCTTTGTCTTTATTAACTTTAGCAGACAACGGCTGTGTTGTTATGCTTCTGAGATATATCATCACGTAACTACACGCAACGCTATAAGCTGCATATATTGCCGGTTCCATTACAACTTCAAAATAGGCATTAGCAATCGGTATTATTGCCAATAATATTCCTGCCCAAACTGTTTTTGATTTGAGGTATTTTATCATATCATCCTATCAATTTTTTGATAATGTCATATGCAACATAAAGCACCGCCAAAGATCCTCCCCAGGATTTAAGGGTGTCAATAGTTGTGAAATTATTTTTAGTCCGCTCAACTGTTGGCTGAAGCTCCACCCACTTGCTAAGCGTTGAATTAGTTGTTTGTAATGCCTTGGTTAACTCTGTCACAGTATCACTGAATGATTTCATAGCTTTCTCGCTATCCTGCCTATGTTTATCATGAGCATCATGACGGGCATTACAAGCTGCCATCTCAGAATCAATTCTGCGCCTATCATGTTTCCGTCTTTCTTCTATCATGGTATGTACTTCTTCTTTGCTTAGAAATCCCCACGCCATGTTATCTCCTTTATCTTGTTTTGTATGTGATTAAAGTCACAACGTATTAGTAAAACCGTATGAACTCAGGCGTTGGAGTAAGTCCTCTGATGTTTCCCTCATCATCTGTAAACAGTATCTTAACAGCATACGCGCCTGCTTCAGTGATTCCGCCGCTATCTGGTATCGACAGGGTGATCGAACTTGCGCCTATGGTTATACCAGCACCTGAGAACGTGATCCCGGTAGTTGAGCCGACTTTGGTTAGCGTGACAGTCATCGAAACAATATCACCAATAACTAAACCTGATCCGATAGTAATGGTAATATCAACATCAGTATTCGCATAGAGTTTTGCTGTCATATTCTTACCTTAATTGTTTGTGTTTTATACGATGACTCTATTACTGGTTGCGCTAAGTCGACATCTATGCCTTGCGGCTTGTAACTAACTGAAATACCAATATCAGATAAGATCGCGCCGCCTAGACCGTCAGAAATATCAGCATTATAAAACGTATTCGTGTTTATAAAGAAGCTAGGACTTATATGTAATTCGCTGGTCAGATTGTACTGATAGAACGTATTCGAGTTAGTAAACAGGCCGGCAGATAAAGGCACCTCTCCTGGTGTTACTGTTGAAGCATAAAACGTGCTTGAGTTAGTGAATAAACTAGGCTCTATATCAACACCGCCAGCCGTTACCGTTGAGTCATAAAAGGTATTAGTATTAGTGAATAATGAAGTAGCAATACTTAACCCTAAAGATGATCCGTAAAACGTATTTGTGTTAGTAAATAATGCTGGAGTTATACTAACCGATCCCGGCTCAATCGTTGAACCGTAGAACGTATTAGTGTTAGTAAATAATGCTGGAGTTATACTAACCGATCCCGGCTCAATCGTTGAACCGTAGAACGTATTAGTGTTAGTGAATAGCGATGGCGTTAATGTTGTTGTTCCGCTGCTTTGGGTAACTTCCGCAGCATAGAAAGTATTTGCATTAGTGTGTAATGCCGGGGTTAATGTAACCGCGCCAGCACTCAATACCGAAGCGAAGAATGTGGCGGAATTGGTAAATAATACCGGTGTCAATGTCTGCGTTGTAACACCAGCGTTATATACCTCGATACCTATCACAGTCCAATCTGTGCCAGAAAGACCGCCTGCGGTTATCGTGTTGCTTGTAAATCCAGAGTTTGATGCAGACGTTGCCACACCTGTGGTAGGCGTATTATATGCGGCGCCATTTCTAGCCGTGAATCCTGAAGGCACTGTGTTGCCATGAGGATTTGAAAGGTTAGCAGTGGCAAACACAACAGCGCTTGAAGTAAGACAACTGCTTGAAAAAACAACGCTGGGAGTAGAAGCAGCAGCGCCTGCATTGTTAGTAATCTGTCTAATGTTGCCATCAGAAGCCGACACCCTCATAACTGCAAGCAATGCACCTGTCGCAGCGTCACCGGTACAATCCCAAGTGACAGTCATTGAAGATGCTGCTGCCGTTGTGTTTGACTTAAAAACTACGAATCTGTTATTGGTATTGCTTACGATTCCAGATAGTTTGGTCCATCCTAAACTTTGTGAATCGGTTAGAGTTCCATCAACTGTAGTATCTGAAGCATGAACAAATACAAGCAAGTAGTCTGATGCAGCAGGCGTAAAAGCGCCGGACGTGTAACTTGTGCCGTTCGCCGTTGCCTGCGTCGTTATTGCATTGACTAATGCAGCCATAGTCTAAAGCTTGAATATCCCCGAAGCATTCCAGGCGATAACCGCATCTCCGCCATTTGGTGTGAATGGTAGACCTGTGTGCCCTGTGTCCAAATATGCAATCAATGGCCATGTTGTATTAGCACCTGCATTTTTTCGATATAACACAATAGCCTCAACAGTATTTCCAGTCACTGCCGTGTAAGTAACATCGGTTCCGTCAAACGTTCCAGTGGTTTGGGTCTTTGTCAATATCTCCTGATCCGTACCGACCACACCAGATAACGAACTATAGAACTGGTGTGACGCTGAATAGGTATATGTGCCTGTATCGACCAAAGCCGCATAAACGCCTGTTGTGCCCTCTGTGCTATTCAGAAGGTTATTAGAAGTTCCTTTCATTAGCTCTTGAAGGAACAAAGGATAAATTGCATTTGCCATTATTTTAACTCCATTTATTATTCAAATACTAACTCGTCAGGAACTACCGTAATACCTCTAATCTTGTTATTCATATCTATAAGCCGCACAGATACCGCATAAGCGCCAGGCGTTGTGATTATATTGGCTTGTACTGTTATGATTAAGTCAAGACCTGAAACAACTATTTCGCCTGTTGACATTTTAAATACCTTACTTACTGTATTCCGGGTAAGTGTTACGACTATATCGCTAATGTCTGCAACGCTAAAACCGCCAGCGATTGTCATGATGATGTTAGCGTCTGTCGCTGCGAATATTTTTGGGTTTGCCATATTATATAGTATCCAACTCAATCGACAAAACAGGATCTTCTAAAGTTAGCACAAGCTCCGCAACAATAACAAGTGCTGCAACTTCAGGA